AACGATGGTTAAGAAGGGCCAGGACGTGATGGAGTTTGTCAAGGATAAACTTGCTGATAATAAGCTTACCGGCAAAGAGATCGTTGCAATTATCACTAAAATTATCGATCAGTTCTAAAAACACTGATGGGTGGCGGGCCGACTGGATTCTGGTCATTATGGCCTGCCCCCATTGGACGCAATTATATTAGGAGGAACCATGGGGAAGGATAAGAAGCTTAAGTACGATCCTTATATGTTTCAGATTATCCAGGGCCAGCATGTGCTTATAGGTATCGGGGTTACGCAGGAGGCTATGGAGCTTTTGCGGGATTCTATTATAAAGACACTTGAGAGAAAAGATCCCCAGGAAGGGATGGTCGGGGTAGTTGCTTTGCAACTCGACCCGAGTGCTCCGGCGCAACCGACTTTTACACCTGGCGCTGCACCTAAAAATGCTTTTGAAATGCTGCAAGGAAAAAAACTTAAGGGGGAGTGATGGCTCGCAAGATTTTTGATATGCACGAGAATGAGATTGTTTTTGATAATCAGGAGATTCTCACAGTACGCAAAAAGCCCGTAATAGTATCTGCATTCCGGGCTAATGTCCGATTGACGATCCATACCATGGAAGGTGTCATGGTTGGCGAACCCGGCGATTACATAATTAAAGGGGTCCAGGGCGAGGTCTATCCGTGTAATAAGGATATTTTTGAACAGACGTACGATATTGTAAAGGAGAAGTGATGGCGAAGAAAACACCTTTTGGTGGTTACGATCCTTTTGGTGCCAAGAAAGGCCAGAAAGGTTTTGATAAGCGTGAAGCAAAGCGTAGAACGAAGTTTTACGAAGAAGGCTATGAAGAGAATATCTCGACGGACGCGACCGAGATAGCGAAAAAGGCGATTAAGGACGCGAAAAAGAAGAAGAAGAAGGCAAAGAAGAACAAGTGAATAGAGCCTGGGCTCGCATTGAGGAACTTAAAGGCGCACACGGTGCGATTGCTAAAATAGAAATAGGGCCGGAGTACCGGCAACGCGTACATTATACAGACAGTTGGATAATTGAAGTTTGGCGTGAATCTTTGACGGAGTTAGGATATGGCTACGCAGGCAGTACGCATTTGGTCTAATGGCAGTTATGTAATAGATATAGATCACGATAAAGATACAACCAATGCTTTTTTCAAGTACAGGAACGTCCACAGCTTTTAGATATGCTTTTGGAGCATGGTCTTACAATGCTGGTGCTGGAGCCAGAAGTATAACAGGGTACATGGCAAACTATGATTTACAGGAAGCAGTAGGTGGTAACGCACCGACAGGTACAATTTATGGACCATTATTTGGGCCTTTAGGAGGGCCAATTTAAATGAATTACGTAGGCGATTTTGATGTAGGCGCAGTTATCATGATATGGTTCAATACTTTCGACTCTAATGATCCGAGTGTGTCAGTGACTATGACCAATTTTATTAACACAGATGTGCATATACATAAGGATGATAGTCTTACTCAAAGAAACAACGCTGCCGGTATCACGGTTGATGTTGATGTTGATGCTATCGCGGGTTCGCATTTTATAAAAGTCGATTCTGCTGATAATACGGTTGCTGACTTTTTCGAAGCAGGTCACGACTATGCTGTCAGAGTAGAAGGGGTAACTGTCGACGCTGGTACGCTTAATGCTGTTGTAGGGACGTTTAGTATTGCAAATCGTAGAGTAGCAGGGCAGATGTGTGTAAGCAGCATTGCAACTTTGGCTTCGCAGACTTCCTTCACCCTCACTGCGGGCGAAGCCTCTGCTAATAACGATGCTTATAACGGTTGTACGATTATAGTTACGGATCAGGTGACAAAAATACAGAAAGCGATCGGTCATATTTCTGATTATGTAGGAACTTCAAGAACAATAACACTCCATGCAGCTCCGCTCCAGACAGCTTTTACGATGGCTGTGGGGGATAGTGTAGAGATTATTGCTACCTCTGTTTTTACTAATGTGAACACGGTTGGACAGACATTGCAGACAGCTAATGATAATGGGGCTGATATTAATGCTATTTTACTTGATAGCGGTGAGCTACAGGCTGACGATATACCAACTTTGATAGCTGCGCTTCCTACTGCTGTTGAGATACAAACAGAAATGGAAGAAAACGGCGCGAGCATATTGGACACGGTCCGGGATGAGCTTGCTAATGCTACTGATGGTTTATCGGCGTTAAAAACATTGCTTGACTCGATTATTGCTGCAGTAATTACTAATGCAACAGGGGTTGATGTTGCTGCCGATATTATTGCTGTTAAAGCTGAAACTACGTTGATTGTAGGTGACACTGGAACGGATGGTGTAGTATTGAAAGTTGCCGGTTTAAACGCTGATGCAGTAGATAAGATTTTGGATGAAGTGGTAGAGGGTACTATTACAGTGCGTCAAGCTTTCCGTATTTTAATTGCAGCGGTGGCTGGTAAAACTACTGGAGGTGGTACTGTTACGGCTAGTTTTAGAAATATAGCTGATGATGGAAATCGCATAGTGGCTACTGTCGATGTAAATGGAAATCGTACAGCTATGACTTTGGATGGTTCATAATGCCAACTAATTACTGGCCTTCAAAAACATATTTTTATTGGCCTCAGACTTATTTCTATTGGGTTAATACTTATTATTATTGGCAGGGAGTAAGTGCAGCCTTTGGGTGGGTACATTTAGATGGAATCGTTTTTAACACAAGTTAAGGGATTTATTTTATGAACCAGCGGAGAAAGAAAATAGATTTATGCTGGGAATATTCTAAAACTCTTGTCGCAGAGCATGGCCGGGTGCTAGAGACTAATCTTGGCCAGGGTCATATAATGACCTTGACTTATGCTGATGGCCACAAATTAATTATAAATGAGCTGTGTAATGAGGTTCCGGTGTCGATTAATATTCGTAGATCTGCTGAGAATAGTTATTATATTGATATCGATAGCGATAACGACACCACTACTGCTTTTTTTAAGATTACGAAAGATGGCGAGGCTACAGCATTATTTACAGTTAATGAGGATGGTAGCGTTGTATTTTCGAATGGTTTGAATATAAGTTCCGGGGGAGTTATCGCCGGATATCAAAAAGATACGGATTTTACCGCCGGGTCTGTACTAATCCGTGGGGTTGCTGTAATATCACAAGACAACGCCAACTTATACTGGAATGTGGGAAGAACTCAATTAGAATCCAATCTGATAAAAATAACAAGTGATGGAACACAAGCAGCACCTGCTTTAAAATTTAATGATACTAATACAGGTTTCTATAAGTCGGGTGATTCTATTAGATTATCTATTAACAACAGCACAAAGATAACTATTGATAATGATGGAAAGGTCGGCATTGGGACTACGAATCCCATAAGAACTTTAGATGTAAATGGGATTACAAGAATTTCTGGTGGAGGTTTACTTGTGGGAGATGTTGTACCAGGTAATCCTGCTAATCCACCAGAAGGTGAAGTTTGGTTAATGGACGATGATATTGATGTACGATTTATTCTCGGTGAAGGTACATCTAGTGGTGAATCCGCAGGTATGCAGTGGAATAGAGCAGGTAATTATTTGTCAATTTATCATTCTTCTGTTGGTACAGGCTCTATAGTTTTAGACTCATCAGGAAGAGTTGGTGTAAAAACAGCAACCCCAACAACAGACTTTTCAGTTGGAGAAAAAGCAGGGATAAGTCCTCTTGGTGGATTTATGATTAAGCTCACAAACAAGACAGGAAGCAATACTATCGCTGGACAATTAGTTCAAACTGATACAGCAACAGATGACGCTTTTATTTTATCTAGTGTTGATGAGACAGAAAATATTGGGGTTGTTTTAGATAGTGGAATAGGTGATGGCAGTGAAGCTTGGATTGTTATTTCAGGAATTGCAGATATTGCTATGAAAGACAATACAGCAGCAACAAGAGGAAATTGGGTAAAAGCTTCTAGCGAAGCAGGCTATGCAGATTCTATAAATGCAAATCCACCGGGAGGAGGAATTCCTGAATTAGATGAACACATGAGAGAGATAGGTAATTGTATTGAAAATGTTGTTGCAGGAGGAGGGGGCGTTCACATTTTAGCAAGGTGTGTATTGCATTTTAATTAAATAGGGGCAATATTATGGCAATTGTTTATAAACTTACAGATAATAAGCATTTAACTGTAACTGAAACTAAAGAAATAGTAACTGTGTATAATAAGAAAGTGTTGGAAGATGAGAGGGCATTATTGGTATCAAATTATAATACCAGGATTGCTGAAATAGATGAAATGTTAGAACAATGGTAATTGAATGAAAATTTTTAACTCTATAACTACACCGATATTCAATGAGTTGATGATAAGACAGTTAATGATAGTTAGAGGGAAAGGATTTTTCAAAAGATTATTTTATAAAAAGTATATAAAGAAATATGCATCAATGATAACGGCATATAAGGAGTAGATTATGGCTGGTTCGACTGGAACAATAACTATAACAGAAGATAATACTTGGGGTCATGTGAAACAGGTATCATTTGCATGGGTAACAGGCACATCGAATCAAAAAGATGTAGCACCAGCGACAGCAACAACAGCAAGTTACAATGGAAAGATATTAGCTTGTATAACAAGTCCGAGCACATCTGCGCAGCCTGATGATAATTATGATATAACAATCACTACTGCTGACGGGTGGGATGTATTGAGCGGTAGTGGATTAAACAGAGATGAAGCAACTACAGAGTTTTTATTTAATGGATCTACAGGAGCATCGACATTTCGAATGTTACCTTTTGCCTGGACACCATTAACATTGAATATTACTAATGGTGGGACCGGGAAAGAAGGTATAGTTACTTTATTTTTTGGAGTTTAAAATGCCACCTGATACGAATAGCTGGGAAAAGTGGGGGATGCATATCAAGCTAGAATTAGAGAGGTTTGAGATTGCTATAAATAATATGGCTACAAAAATAGAAGACTTACATATTGATGTATCAGCATTAAAGATAAAAGCAGGGGTATGGGGATTGATAGGTGGGTTAATACCAGCGGTGATATTGGTATTAATAGTACTTTTAAAATGAGGTATAAAGATGAATGGGAAAACAATTTATTATCCATTTAGGCATTGTAGAAAATGTGGGTCAATAATGAGATATGATGAGAATGGGAAGTTAGTTTGTATCGACTGTATACGGTTTGAAACAGCAGTAAATAATAAAAGAGAACAAAGGATTGGTGTTAAATGAGTGGATTGACATTAATCACAGCACCGGCAGGCGAGCCAATATTGATAGATGAAATGAAAGATCATTTGAGGATATCTATTGATGATGATGATAAAGATGTTGAAAGAATGATTCGGGTATCAAGACGGTGGTGTGAGAAGATGCAAAATCGGGCTTATATGACGCAGACATGGGATTTGTATTTGGACGCGTTTCCTAGAGTGCCTTATGAATTGTCGAGGCCACCATTACAATCGGTTACACATATTAAATGGTTTGATACAGATGATACTGAAACAACAGTATCAACAGATGTATATAGAACTGATATATATTCTTTTGTTGGCAGGATTAATTTAAAAGATGGGCAGACCTGGGATACAAGCACAAAGAGGACATTAAATGGAGTAGTGATAAGGTTTATTGCAGGATATGGCAATAGGGCATCAGTACCGGAAGAAATAACTCAGGCTATTAAATTGATGGTAGGGCATTTATGGGAGCATAGAGAGGAAACGATAACAGAGAGATTCCAAATAGTACATATACCTTTTGGGGTATTTGATTTATTGGATATAGATAGAGCGATAACTTTCCCATAAGGAAAAGGAAATGGTAGAAGCAGGAAAACTACGGCACAAAATAGATATTCAAAAGTTTACTACAGCGAAAGATTCCTATGGTGAAGACATAAAAACATGGGCGAGTTATCATAAAACATATAGCAAAATTGAACCCTTACGGGGCAAGGAGTATTTCGATACACAACAGATAGTACCTGAAGTAGATAATAAGATAACGATAAGATACAAATCAGGGATAGCACCAACTATGAGGATAGTATGGGGTAGCAGGACATATGAAATAAGGAGTGTAACAAATCTAGACGAAAGAAACATTATGTTAGAGTTTCTTGCGGTGGAAAATCCAACGAGTTAGGAGAATGGGGTGAAGAAAAAAAGGGTAGCGATTTTGGGATTCCAGGATACATGGAGAAGGGCACCATGGGAGGATTATGATTTTGAAATATGGTGCATGAATCATTTTGAAGTATATTCGATTCCAAGATATGATCGATGGTTTGATATGCATACTTGGTATAATATTGTGCATAGAGGTGCTGAAAAAGAGTTGTGGAAACGAAGGCAGGTAAGATCACATTATCATTGGTTGAACAAACATTGTAATGTACCGATATATATGCCTAAAAAATATCCAAGCATTAAGGGCAGCGTTGCTTATCCGATTGAAAAGATGATGAAGATACATGGTCCTATTTTTACAAACACAGTTGACTATGAGGTAGCGTTGGCGATTGAGGAAGGGTTTAAAGAGATACATATTTACGGAGTATCTTTTGAATGGATTGATGAGATCTGGACACAGCGTCCATCGTTGGCATATTTTATTGGATATGCGAAAGGAAGAGGAATTGATGTTTATATACCATGCAATCAGAATTATTTGAGAGTGAATCAGGTATATGGTTATAACATGAACATAGAAATGTATTGGAAATATATGAATACAAATAAAACTAAGTAGGGGGATGGAGAGTGGAAGAAAAGGGTAAAAAGAAACCAGAGTTTGTACCGGAAGCAGTAAAAGAAATTAGAGAAAAGAAAGAAAAAGAAATGAAAGAAGAGAAGCCGAAAGATATTATTCTGAAAGCTGAAGAAGTAAAAGAGATTGTTGGGAAAGTTGATGAAAAGAAAGATGGAGAAAAAGAAATAAAAAAGGAAGTTCAGAAACCACCAAAGTTTATCATCACTGATCCTAATGCAATTACAAAGAAGGATGTAGAAGAGTTTAAAACGAATCTTGATAAGATGATGGATTCAAAAGAACATCCGATGACAGTACCGAGTATAGAATATTTTAGGGCATTGGCTTTATTGCCAGTAGAAAAAAGGCCGAAGGTTATGCCAGTAAGGATGAAGAGGGTACGATTAAATAAATTATTAAGAGAAAAACCTAAAACATTACCTGATGATCCTAAACATCCATTGCCAAGAAAGAAAGTAGCGATAGTAGGGTTTGCTGAAACATCACGGATGGAAGCTCCTTTCAATGATCCTACTTATGAAGTGTGGGGATTGAATGAACTATATTTGGCAATACCGAGAGCTGATAGATGGTTTGAGATTCATGCAGAAAACAATATTAAAAACAGTTTTCGTGATCCGAGACATTGGGAATGGTTAAAAGGATGCCAGATACCAGTATATATGACGAAGAAATATAAAGAGATCAAGGCTTGTAAGGTATACCCGATAGATTTGATGATTAAAGAGTTCGGGCCGATATATTCAAGTTCAATAGCAGAGATGTTGGCGCTTGCTATCTATGAAGGATTTGATCAAATAGAAATGTACGGTGTCGATATGGCTTTGACGAAGGAATACGGCAGCCAGAAATCGGGAGTTGAATATTTGCTTGGAGTAGCTGTTGGATTAGGTATTAAGACATATATACCGATGACAAGCGATTTGATGAAGATCGGGTTTCAATATGGATATGATGATCCGACAGAATTTGCTATTAAGATGAAGATGAAAAATGTTGAATTGCTGAAAAAGAAAGCTGGAGCAGAACAGGCAATACAGCAAACTAATAACGGATTGCAACGGATAATAGGAGCAATAGAATTGAATACTTATTATCAGGATAATTATGTAAATATGATAGTTTCAGAGAGGTTTAAAAATCAGTAATGGCTGTTACGAAAATAAAACTTGAAGGGTTTGAGAAGTTAGCAAGAACGAATAAGAAATTTTTTGCACAGATGAAAAGAAACAATAGATCAATAATTGGAAGGGAAGGAAAAAGATTAAGTAAACAAATGCAACAGGTAGCACCACATGATGAAAATAATTTGAGGAAGGCAATTGAAAGTAGAGAATATGTCAATTTGGCGACAGGGGTAGTTGGTGTAGTTGTCGGCATTACAAGAGAAATGAGTAGGAGGCATCCTGAATTCAGAGTTGGTAAAGATGGGCAGGGATGGTATCCGGCTTATCAGGAATATGGGTTTTTTGATAGATCAGGAAGGTATATAAGAAATTCTTTTGTAAGACCAATAATGTTAAGTAATAGAGCGAAGATTAAAAAAGCAGTAAAAGATGCTTATAATAGTGTTATTAAAAATCGGAGTCTATGGGCTGAAAGATAATGGCATTAGATATTGAAGAATGTTTGAAGGTGGTTTTGTCAGAAAGTACAGGAATGAATGATTTAATTGGACAAAGATTTTATCCTGTTAATTTACCGGAGAATCCAACTTATCCAGCATTGACATATACATTGATATCAGATGATGAGCATTTAAGATTTGATGTAGCATTTCCAAGATTTCAGTTTTCATGCTGGGCAAATACTTATGCTGAAGTTAAAGGTGTAGCAAAGGAAGTTAGGAGAATGTTTCAACGGAGAAATGAGCCGATAGGGGGAAGTTCAGGATGTAGAATAATTAGGGGAGTATTTGAGGGAGAAGTTGATTTATGGGATTTTAATATAAAGAAATATCATTGCCCTGTCGATTTCAAGCTGATCTACTTTATTTCAACATGACAAAAAAAAAGATATATAAATTAATAGAAGAAATGATTTTATACATGAGCCATATGGAAGAATGCAAAGCGTTATCAATAGGGCATGAGTTAAGAGGTAATGTTTTGCATAAGGTTTATACAATTAATGGTGAATGTGATTGTGGATATAATGAGTTTATGAAAAAATTAAAGAATATTAAGTAGGAGGTTTAAAATGCCATATCCCTATCAAACGGTAGTTGGTAATATCGATGCAATAAGATTTGGATCGATGAAGATTGAGGTAGGAGCAACAACTGGAGCACTCACGGATGTAGGTGTTGCAAAAGGAGTAACTTTTGAAGAGCAAGTCACATATGCTTGGATTGGTATGGACAATGCTCAACGACAAAGAAGAGTAGTAAAACAAGAGGTTGTAATATCCGGATCGCTAGTAGAGTTTAGTCCTGAAGATCTGAATATTATACGAGGTGGGATTGATGTTTATAGTTCATCTACAGGTGATGGGAGTCCAAAGGTACTAGAGACAGGTGGGAAACATACACAAACACCTAAAATATGGCAATTGACTAATATTACAGTATCGAGTGATCCTACAACAAAATTACTTAGGTTCACAGTATATAAAGGATTTTTCGACGGCAATATGACATTAGCATTTCAACCGGATGAAGATGAGAATCCAATGGAAATGCCTTTTTCTATTATCGCAACGATGAGTACAGGTACGACAGCATCAACATATGTACCAGGCAAAGGACTCTATAAAATAGAGGACTTCCAGAGTACATCATAAGGAGTAGGAAATGGGTGAGGAAATTATTGATCTGGATGCTATGCGTCCAGAAAAGCAGATTATAGAAATAGCTGGAAAAAAGATTGATACATCAATGATTTCTTTTGGTATCGTTTTAGATCTAATAGACAAGATGGAAGGATTCAGCGATGGCAAAAGAAAAACAAAACAAATGCTGGCAGTATTCGGAGATATTATAAATCAGATTTTGAAAGAATCTGATAAGGATATTGATGACAAGTGGATTAAAGAAAATATCAATGGATTTATGTATATGACATTGATAGATAAGATAGTTACTCCATTGTTAGAGAGTACTACAGCATCAGCAACAGGCACAAAAAAAAAAGAAAAAGTTTAATGTAGGAAAACTTTGTTGTGAGATGTCTCATTGGTATGGATTCAAGATTAATTATATCATGGACAAGATGACATTAGAACAGGTAATGATATATTACGGAAATATACCACAGGAAGGGATATTGCAAAAGGCAGCACAGAAAAATACAGATATAGTAGATAAAGCAAAATTAAGAGCCTTCATGGGTGGGGCAAAGGTTAAACACGGATAATGGCACAAAGTTTAAATACATTAGTTGTTAAAGTGATGGGCGATATTAAAGATGTTCAGGCTAAACTTGGAAAGCTAGACAAGCGAGTAAAGACAACTAATGGGTGGGGCAAAGGTTAAACACGGATAAATGGCACAGCTAAATACATTAGTTGTAAAAGTGATGGGCGATATAAAAGATGTCCAGGGCAAACTTGCGAAGTTAGATAAGCGAGTTGCAACGACTAATAAGAAGATTACTAAATTTACAAAAGGTATCAAAGATGGAATAGGGAAGTTTGTAAAATATGCAGCGGCTATTAGTGTAACAATAATAGCTGTTAGAAAGATGACAAGATTTATTACATCCTCAATACAAGCCTATAATGAACAAGTATTATCACTCACGAAATTAGAATCAACATTAAAATCAACAGGAAGATTTACGTTAGAAACAAGAGATAAGATGGTTGAGTTTGCTAATGAAATGCAGAGGACAACAGGAATAAGTGATACTTTAGTTCTGTCTGCCGAAGCAATAATGACTACTTTCACACAAATATCAACAGAAACTTTTCCTGAAGCGATAACACTTGCAGCGGATATGTCAAAGTTATTCGGGCAAGATTTACAGCAAAGTGTTATCCAGCTTGGAACAGCGTTAAATGATCCAATTGCAGGAGTCGGTAGATTAAAAAGAATTGGTATTTCATTTACTGAAGATCAAAGAGAAAGTATAAAACAATTTGTAGCACAGAATGATGTAATGGCTGCACAAAGAGTGATATTAGATGAGCTCCAGGTTGAAATAGGTGGTACAGCAGTGGCGATGGGTCAGACCATGGCAGGACAAATGGATGTATTAAAAAACTCATTTACCGATATGAAAGAGGAAATAGGATTTTTAACAGAAGGTAGTTTGCCAACATTGATACTATTATCACAAAATATGGTAACAATATTCACAAACTTTATAGCAAAGTTTAATGAATCTAAAAGGCTTTTGAAAGAGCATAGTGAACAATTAGCAGAAAAGACAGTTGAAGAATTAAAATTAGCAATTTCATGGCAAGATGCTCATACCAGAAGTTTAAATAAAACATTACTTCCACTACGAGATAATATTGAAGAATTAGAAAAATTAGAAAAAAGAAACAGAGATCAAAGAAAAACATTAAGAGATTTAAAAAACCAATATGATGCATTGAACCCGACTTATAGAGACGCAATAGCAGTATTGACTGAATTAACTACAGCATTAGAGGAAGCTGAAAAAAAAGAAAAGAAGCTGAAAGAAGGAGTTGAAGAGAATGAACTACCAATAGAAGAACAAGAACTAGATGTATCGACATTATCTGATGCTTGGTCAAGGTATGCAGATAATATGGAAAATGCTATAGATAAAAATATCAAGATGAAAGAGAATGTAGATATACTCAATACAGGACTTGATGAACAGCAAACAGTAATAAGAGAATGGAGTAGAACCATACAAGATGAAACTGGTAATATAATTGATAGCATAGATGACTTGATAGAAGCAGAAGAAACAATGGGAGAAAGACATGAAGCAGTATTTAAAGATCAAATGGTTGAGGCATGGGTAGAATTATTCGATGTTTCAAGAAGTATGAGTGAAAATATAAAAGAAGCACTGAAAGCATTATTTGTAACATTTTTAAGAGGATTAGGAAAAGAATTTGCAGCAATAGCAGGAGCAATGTTAATTTTATTAAGATTTGTTGCGGCGGCGAGAAATGCATTAGCGGCATCGGTTATGTTTGCTGCTGCTGCAGCGATTCAAAATTTAGCTGAAGGT